TCCTTGACGGTGTCGGTGACCAGCGTCTTGAGCTGATCCTGGGTCATCGGGACCGCGTCGGCCATGGCTGTGCTCCTAGTCGAGACGGCCGCGCAGCCGATTCACTTCGGCCTGCACGGTCGCGGAAACAGCGGCCACCACGGCCGCCTGGACGTCCTTCGGGTTCACGAGAAACGACGCGGCCTTGGGAGACGGCTGCACCATGAGGACCGGAGCGGACTTGCCCGCGTCCTCGATCTCTTCCTCGGCTTCCGCCAGCACGTCCTTGAGGTGCTTCGCTGCCTCGTCCACGGACGTGCGGGCGGACTTGAGCGATGCTTCGGTCTTGGCGGAGAGGCGGCGGCCGGCCTTCACCTCGGGGCAGGGATGCACCACGATCGGCGTCGAGCCGTCCGGCCCCTTCCCGGGCTCCAGCGCGGGGCTCCAGAAGCCGCCGTTGACGTAGTTGCCGTCCTTCGCCAGCGCCTGCTCGGCGAGGTCGAACGCCTTGCGGAACGCAGCCAGCGACTCCGGGCCGGCGGCGGCGAAGTCCTTCGACGCCGACAGCAGCGCCTCGGGGTTGCTCGGCACCGGAACCACCGAGAACTCCAGCAGCTCCTGCTCCTCGAAGTCGATCCCGCCCCGCTCCTCGTTCCAGGAGTACTTGTCCCGCTTCGGCCGGAAGCCTACGGACGTAGCGCGCAGGAATCCGCGCTTGACCATCTCGTAGACCTGATCGGCCAGCGGGTAGATCCCGGCCGGCAGGAACTCCGTGGTTGCCCGCAGCGCACCCGCTGTCTTCACGACGCTGGTGGCCTTGGCGACCGGGGGGAGGTCGGAGCGGTGGGCGAAAAGGACGACGGGGTTCTTCAGGTAGGACTTGAGGTCCCACCCATCCACGTTGATGGTGTCGTTGTCACGATCGACCGCGCCCGTGGTGATCGTGAACGTGACGGAGCGCTTCTCGTCGTCGGCCTTGACTTCGTAGGGGACGAAGGACTTGCGGCAGACGCCGTCTTCGGTCAGCCCGATTTCGGCGTAGTGCTTGGTCTCGGCGTCCGAGACGGCGGGCGATTCCACGCCCGTAGCATGAAAGGTCTACCGATTGGGGAGAACGGGACCTATATGCCTATATAGGGTATTTCTATCGGGCCAGATCGCCGGACGGAGCCCACGCGATGACCGAGTGGCCTTCCTCGCCGAGCCACTGGCAAGCCCACTCGCCCTGATAGGGGCCGTCCTCTATCAGCCAGGCCGCGCACCACTCGTACCGCTTGCCGACCAATGGTACGGCGTCGGGAGCCAGATCGTCCGTGCGGCGAGGGCTGAAAGTGGCGTGGAATCGCTCGTAACGCCTCACGTGCTCATCCTCTCACGGACCAGCGCCTCCAGGATGGCGGACATGGACGGCTGCCCACCGTCCTTGACGTGGCGGTCGGCGGCCTCGGCCTTGAGCCAAGTCCACGCCTGCCGGGAGAAGGTAACGGTGGTCGTAACCTTGGGCGCGCGCATGACCGGCGGAGTGTCGTCGCTCACTTGCCCTCCAGGCAGAGCCACAGCGTGCCGAAGTCCTGCCCGCGCTCGCGGACATTCTCGATAGGGTCTGGCCCCCAATCGTCCTCTCGGCAGACCTGCGTATCCGGAGGGTACTTCGACAGGGCCTCGATCAGCTTCGCTACCGTCAACCCTTCCCCTTCCGCTTCTGGCGCGGGTGCTCGGGCGCCTGCTCGTGCTGGACGTAGCCCAGCTCATCCAGCGTGCCAGCCTTCACGGCGTCCACCTCGACGCGCGTACCGGCTGCGTGCGGTCCCCAGGGCTTCGACAGCGTGACGGATACGACAGGCGTGACTTCCCTCATTTCTCCTCCAGCGGCAGCACGACGACGCGGTGCCCATCGCAGCAGAGCAGCGACCCGACCCATGACCAGCCGTGCGGGATGTTGTTCTCGGCGCACAGCCCGAGCATGGAGTAGAGCGCTCCGTTCTGCATCTCGATCGGCAGGCTCTTGTCGCAGAAGCGGCACGAGAACGTGCGGACGTCGGTGATCATGCCGGCACTTCCTCTCGGGCGCGCAGGAGGGTCTCCGCGAGCCGTAGATCCGACTCCTCGTCAATGTCCGGCGTCCAGTCGTTCACGATCGGCAGCACCGGAGCGGCTCGCCGGTCAGACCCGACCAGCACGCATTCGGTCCGGCACGCGAATACGCTCCCGTCCTCGCTGAACCGCTCCTGCGTGATGTCCCACGCCTGAGACTGCGGGATGTGTCCCGCCCGGAACTGGTTCGTCCAGCGGAACCGAGTCCGCCCGCTCTCGAGATACTCCTGCCACCACGTCACGCCCGCCGGACGGACGGTCAGCGAGGACTTCAGGTCGGGCGAGTCCCGCAGGGCGATGACGCAGCGATCGATCAGACCGTCAGCCCGTATCGGGGACGTCGGCTGGAGCGTCACCACCACATCGGGCCGCTCGATCCCGGACAGCAGAACGTGCCGCAGGGCGTCCTCGATGCGGCTCTCGTCGCCGCTGATCTCCGGCGGGCGCATGACCACCTCGGCCCCGTACCGCTTCGCCTCCGTGGCGATCTCCAGGTCGTCGGTGGAGACGTAGACCTCGGACACGAGCCGGGCATCCCGGGCGGCCCGGATCGACCACGCGATCAGCGGCACGCCGCAGAGCGGGCGGAGGTTCTTCCTCGGCACCCTACGGGAGCCTCCGCGAGCCGGGATGATGGCGATGGCTCTCACAGGGAGAGCACCACCCACAAGAGCGGGACAGCGACCGACGCCACCGTCGCAAGGCCAAACCCCCAGATCAGCCACGCGAACACGCGGTCGATGGTGCCGTCCAGTGGGTGGAAGAACTCGTCCCGGAACCACTGCGGCATCTTCCGAAGCCAGCGCGGATCATCTCGCCGCAACAAGACCATCAGATCAGGCTCGTTCAAGCGGGCACCTCCTCCACTACTTCCGCGGCCTCTTGGGCGGCTTGGCTGCGGGCTTCTTGACCGCGACGGGCGGGACGGGCTTCGGCACGATCTGGACCTCTTCGCCGGGGTCGATGACGAGGGGCGTCAGAGAGACAACGCTCTCCGCCCAAACGCCTGAGTCGCCCCGCGCGTAGCCATCGGCGTCGTCCTCGAACATCTCCACGCGACCCTCCGCCATGAACGCAGAGACGCGGTAGTCCTCGACGTCCAGGATCTTCCCCTTCTCTCCGTGTTCGCAGTCCTGAATCAGCCTCAGCTTGACCACCTTCACGCGGCGTCCTCCTTTCCGTTGCCTTCGTCGCCCGGCCTCGGGTTCTCCGGGTCGGCCTCGGGATCGTCAGGCTTCTCCCCCGGAGCGGGCTTCGGCGCCGACTGCGGGCGCGTCTTCGGGTCGAGCGGGTCCACCGTCAGATAGCTGTTCATCGGCACCATCCGGGACTTGCCCAGCTCTCCACCGATGGGCGGCTTGCCCATCATGCAGCGCCACTCGTCCGTATCCAGCGCGTGCGGCGCCTTCGCAGCCACGGCAAGCTGGTGCGCCTTGTCCTCTTCGACCGGGCTACAGACGTGGACGATGATCCGCTCGTCGTAGTCCTCGACGGCCAGGCGCTGCAAGCTGGCCCGCAGCCGCTCCGCCTTCGGGTACACCACCCACTTCGTGAACAGGTATTCCGCCGCCTCGATCGTGGCGCGGTTGCTGTTCTCCACGATCCCGAACAGCTCCGGTGGAACGCCCCAGACCTGGAGGATGATGTCCCGCTGCACCTTGCGGAGGTTCGGGTAGACGAGCTGTTCCATGGTCGGCTGCTGGAACTCTTTGATCTGCTTGTTGAGATCCACCTGCTCACCGCCGGCCAGGAAGTACGGCTGGTGAGCACGCCAAAAGCCCTGCGTACGCTGCAGCCAGTCCTGCTCGAAACGCTTCGTCTCGTCCGGCCCGAGCCCCGTTGCGAACACGAAGTCAGGCCGCGCCCGGTTGAAGAAGAACGCCGACGCCATCTTGGCCGCGTACTCGTCCACCTGGATCTCGTCCCCGAGCGACCACCCGACGCCCGTCCCTCGCGTGTACGGGTTGGCCGGGGCCGGCTCGTGGAACCAGTGGATCTCCGAGACGGGAATGATCGCCTGCCACGCCTTGTAGCTGACCCGGAACGTGGGCTTGTCCACCGTGGGCGTCTCCACCACCCAGTGGGGAGGGATCGGCCAGAACCCCGTAGGCGTCCCGAGGCCGCTGCGGTCCTTCAGCCAGTAGGCGTCGCCCACGAAGTCGAGGTGGATCTCCGTCAGCTTCAGCAACCCCATGCGGTCCATGTACGGATTGGGCGCGTCCAGTGCGTCCAGGAACGGGTGCGACTCGATCGTGCGCAGGTCCGAGCGCATCGAGTCCATGAGCTTCTGCCGCTGCGGGCCGTTGGCCTTCTGCAACCGTGAATCCCGGATCGCCTTCCCGTTCTTCTGCCGGGCGATCAGGTCGAAGTCACAGCAGGCGACAGCCGTCGCCACCTTGTCACCCACCGCGCGAGGCCACGGCGCAGCCTCGTAGACTTCCAGGTGCTCCCGCGTCCCACGCTTCGGCGGGTCCACGGTGCTGCGCGTGATGCCGCCCAGCATGTTCTGCGGGCCAGCCGTCAGCGGCAGCATCTTCTGCAACCAGTTCCACATGGGTCCTACCTCACACCAGCTTCATGGGCCGCTTCTGGTCCCCGAGCATCAGGTACGTGACGCCCCACACCAGAGCATCCAGCCTGTTCGGGCTGGGCTTGTTCTTGTCCTTTGGATCGAACAGGACCATCTCGTCTTCAAGTTCGCGGAAGTTGCCCACATGATGGACTTTGCCGCTCTCGTACAACGACGCCACCGGGACGGCGCGCGCGTGCTTGCCCTCCGTGGCCTGCACTCCCTCCCACCTGACCTCACGGTCGAACGCCCGCAGGCTGTCCTCCACCGTGGCGCCGAGGCGGTTCTGCTCGTAGACGATCTTCTCGGCGCGGTCCATCCGGTACGCCGAGACGGCCGCCTTGATCCAGGTGAGCGGCGACCCGTACACGGTCTTGTCATGGAGCACGTAGCACTGGCCGTCAGACCCGAGCCCGACGACCACGATGCCGCACTCGTCAATGGGATCTTCCGACCGGGTGGGGTCCACCGAGACCACCACCTTCGCGATCGTGACCGGCACGAGCTCGACGCGCGTCTCGTCCAGCAGCTTCGCGGACCACAGGGCGCCCTCGGGGGCCTCCAGGATCTCAGCACGCAGCTCCTGACGGCCGAAGGCAGAATCACCGAAGCGGGACTCGAGCGAGGTCACGTAGCCCTTGCTCAAGTTGGCCGCATTTTCCTGCGACCATCCCGTCGTAACGACCACGTCTTCGCGCTTCACGCGATTGCCCGTGACCTTGTCCCGCTTCCCCTTAACCTCGTCCAGCACCAGCGGGATCGGCCGCGGGGTCGTGGTCAGCAGCATCTGCGGATGAGGCCCGAGGCGCAGACCCATGTCGATCTGCTCGAACGCCTCCTGCGGCTTGTTCCACGCCGGCAGCTCGTCCGCCCACACGACCTCGTGCTGCTCACCGCGCAGCCGGTCCGGCTTCTCCGCCGAGTACAGCCGCGCCTGGCACACGATGCCCGTCTCCGGGTGCGCCGGCCACGTCAGCAGCAGCTTCGACGGCTCGTACTTCGGCGCGAACCACGGCGGCGAGATAGTGATGATCCCAGCCGGCCCCTTCAGCATGATCTTGCGCAGGGCCTCCCGGGTCGGAGCAACGATGGTCAGCCATCGGTGCTTCCCCGACTCGGCCTTGCTCCTGATCCACTCCGCTCCAGTGCGGGTCTTCCCGTACCCACGGCCAGCGAGCACCCACCAGAAGCGCCAGTCACCCGGCGGCGGGAGCTGCCCGCCGAACGTGCCGTCCTCCTTCGTGATGAGCGGCCTGGCCCAGACGTTCCAGTCGTACTGGATCCACATCCACAGCGCCGCACGGTCTTCGGGGCTCAGCTCCGCGATGACCCGCGCACGCTCCTCGGCGTCCAAGTTGAGCAGATCCGCCAGCGCGGCAGACGCGGAAGCCGACGTCTCCGTAAGCCCATGCCCTTTTTGTATTTGGGAGTGCGAAACG